CTCGACGCAGCTCGATTACTGTACATACATACAGCGTTCGTACAGTGAATCCCGTTTCATGAATTTCGACCAAGCGAAAACCCTCCGACTCCAGCGATGGCGCGCAACTCTCGATGATCAGGACTTTCGCCTACAAAACCCAGAGGGGCACAGGGAAACCCTCCGCGAGATGGCGGCGACGCTCCTCGATGAGGGCCTGATCGACCAGCTTGAACAGTTCGACATGAATGAGATGGCCGACGCGGCTTATTGGCATGCCATCGAGGAGCTCCAAAACTCGCCAGACCAATATCGTGGCGCGTCGAGCTATGACGTCGTTCGTATCGACAACGGAGAGCTGCTAGGCACTATCAGTCGATCGATATTCAACTTCTTCAATGACGAACCGCGCGGCGCGTCCTTCGCCTACGACGGCAAGGTCTACTCTGACGCTGATGGTATGCGGCTGACTCTGGGTCTTTCTCGGAAGATTGGGCGGATTTCAGGCCTGGTGTTGGAAATGAATGGCCGCCGATATCAGTTGCTAGAGACCGAAAGAATGATCGCCGGCGTAACGCGCCGACCACTATCCGATGCCGATGCTTACCGGGCGCTTATAGATGCAGCGCAAGTCGCACATGAGGAGCGGGATCTGCATGCCTTTGAAAAGGTGCGGCCTCACATTGAATCGGCAGCTTTCTGTATTTGCCCAGATTGTCTCGATAACTTTGGTGCGCGTGAAGATTGTTCGACCTGCACCGGAAAAGGTTTTGTGACAAAGATAGCGCCTGCGGGCACACGCTAAGAGATCGTGCGAGGAACTGGCGACCGGATCAATACGGTACTGATTAACTACGTGCCAGTGTTTTCAGACGCTCCACCAGAGCGGCTTCGAAGATCATGTACAGTTTTTCAGCATCACCGGCGCGCAAGACCCCGCCGGTTTTCAGTCCAAGCACGAAACCATCCGCACGTGCCCCCGCCTTCACCGCGATGATCATCGAGTCCGCCCGAACAATTTGCGCCAGCAACCGATCGGCTTCTCGCTGCATCTCCTCGCTCAGCACTACGCCTTCCAATTCAGCCACCTATTACCTTCACTATGACATCCAATACATGACGGAAAGAACGATTGAAACCCAAATAATCGTCATCAAAATTGAGTAGCCGGCCAATTGCTTGTCCATGTTCACCATTCATCCCATTGAAGTCTGAATGATGGTTCAGGACTCGCTACCCAGCAAGAATGGCGCGACGCCATCACTGCTGCAGATTCTTCACGTAGGCCTGACACGCCTGCAAGGCGATCAGTCCACGGTCACCGGTGTCGGTGATGGCGATAATTCGTTGAGCATGCGCCGGGTCAAGTCGGGCGCGTACGGCTGCATGATCCACGCCGCCGGTGCCGGAGGTCGCTGGCACACCGCAGCCCTTGGCAGCGTAGGGTGCGTCGATGAAGACTGACAGCCGCAGATCAGAAGTGGCAAGGCGATCACGCAGGCGATCTTGGTTCTTTTGAGCATCGGTCATCTTCTCGAAGTGGGTTCGCTCACTGGCCGCCAGCCGTTGCTCAAGCGCAAGGCGTTTGTCCTGCTCGGCCTGCTGCGCAGTGGCCGCGGTCTGGGTCAGTTGATTGAGGGTTTCAGCGTTCAACCGCGCCTGCTCGGCCAGTTGCCGCCCGTACCGCCAGTCCTGAAACTGCCAGGCACTGCCAACGCCGATCAGTACCAGCGTCAGCACACCGACTGTTTTCCACGGGACGGCGATCACACCAGCACCGCCCGCGCACGCGACCAGATCTCCAGTCGATCCTGTAAACCATTCAGACCGCCATTAATACGGCGGGTGATGGTGTTGAACTGGTCTCGGTCAGCCAGATCGTTCAGCCCGTTCTGCTTCCAGAACCACGCTGCTGACATGGCTGCGTATTGGGGCAGTTCCAGCAGCTCCGGCTGAGTGATCAGGTCGAGGCCCAGCGCCTCGCCGCACGCGGCATAGTTCGCCCGGCCGGTAATCTGGATCAGGCCCCGGCCACGATATTTCGAACCATCACCGGATTGGGTATTGCCCAGATCTGCTCGCCCCTCATATTTCGCTTGAGCCGGGGTCGGTCCCCAGATCTCGCGAACGTAGCGCAGCTGTCCCGACTCATGGCCGAGCTGGGCGATGAACGCGCCAACGCGCTTTCTACCGACGATTTGGTAGCGCTGCATTGCTGTATTCAGGACAGGTACAAAAACGCCCACGACTGGGCGGGCATTGGGGAGGATTTGCAGCAACTGCTGCTGAGTGATAGCCATACAAACTCCAGACATAAAAAAGCCGCACTCAGGCGGCGATGGGATGCGGTTACTGTTTCTCGATGTTCACAACCTTGAGCGGTGCTTTAGGCCCTTTCTTTTTCTTGCCCTTGGATTTTCCGGCTTTGCCGGCATTGCATTCGACCGTAGTGGACCAGCCGGACTGGGTGAACACCTGCTCGACCGAATCCGCCAGGTATTCACCATCAAGCCCGACCTTGAAACCCTGAGCGATGATGGGACGCTCGGCGAAGATGTCCGTCCGGCCGGGCATTTCAAGCCGCACATCGGCGGTCGATCGGTTGAACGCCGACAGACGTGCCTTGGCCGCCGCTTCAGCAGCGCCCTTGTCTGGGTAGATATGGCGGTCGGTATGCACTGCCGGCAATCCGTCCGGAGCGTCATCGTTGTCGATGGTAACCACCGCGAGCTTGCCGTTCTTTTTGTCCTGATGCTTGGTGGCCACCGCCTTGTGCGAATTGCGATCGCCGAGACTGAATTGCCACCGGCTAAGGTCACTGCGGGTCAGCGTGATAGCGCCAAACGCCTTACCGCTGGCCGTCTGGCCACCTTGGCGCGGCATCACCAACAGCTTGCCGTCGGCCACCTTGGCCGTGCAGTCGTATTGCTTGGCCAGGCGAGTGATGAAATTAAAATCGGACTCGTTGAGCTGGTCGACGCGGGCGACCTTGGTCGATACAGGGCACACCGGCGTCCAGCCATTACGCGCCGCGACGTCAGCGACGATCTTCGACAGCGGCACGTCTTCCCAGCTTCCGCTACGGATGGTTTTGCCACTGCCACGCATGTCGCTGGCCTTGCCCTTGATCACGATGGTATCCGGCGGGCCTGACACCTCGACCGTGTCCACGGTGTAACTGCCCATTCGCGCCAAGCTCGTTTCGGCGTAACCCAGGTAGATCTCGATTGAGCTGCCACGCCGTGGCAATTGCACTTGCCCATCACGGTCGTCGATACGCAACTCAAACTCGTCGGACTCCATGCCCGGCTTGTCAGAGGTACGCAGTAACAACAGCCGATCATTGATCTTGGCCGTGACATCGGCGCCATTGGCGACAATTCGAAACATCGGAGTCATGGTTTTTTTCCAATAAAAAACCCGCACAAGACGGGTCAGAAAAACAACGTGTCGTTACGCCTAGCGCGGCTGTGCGACGGCGCGGGCAGCCTGGGTCAATCCCACAAGCTGACACCCTCACTGGTCGGACTAGGCAAATCCGGCAGGACGATGATCACGCCCAACCGGAACGGCTGAGGCTCATCCGCAAGCCCCTGATTCGCATCGAGCACCGCCTCGACGCTGCCATTCAGATGGCCGTAAACGTTGTTGCAAATGACATCGAGCATGTCGCCGTCAGACGTCCTGCATATCGTCGCCATAACGCTCAAACTCCAAAGTAAAACCCTGTTTGCGGGCAATCCCGCCGTGCAAAAACGCGCCCCGTTCATCGTTGATAGTCTTCAAGCACCACGTCCCGATCACCTCGCCATAACCCATGGTCAGGGTCAGCGGTTGCAGCCTGGCCCCGATGGAACGCAGCGTGTCGAGCTGCTTTAAACCGCCTTTGAAGCCCGGATAGATCGTGCCCTTGAGCGTCAACTTTTCATCGCCCATACCGATGGCCTGCTTCGCCGGGCGGCGCGTCAGCCGCTCCTGCGAAGCCCAGCGGAATTCGGTCGAACGGCTCAGCTCGTCGAAAGCGGCCGTGTCCAGGTTGAAGTAATACGGCTCAATCTTCGGATCGCGCGGCTGAATAATCATCAGATGCGGGAACGGCTTCACCGCCTCCGGCGCCGGCGTGGCCTCCACGGCAAAGGAACTGGTGGGCACGATGTTGGCCAGCGACGGACTGACCTTGCCGGCGACGTTGTTGATCGCCGTG